TCCACGACAGCGTAACGCGTACGCCGAGCAGAGGGTTCGAGTCGGAGACCTCAACGGTCGTAGGCGCGGTCGGATCAGTGTACGAGCAAAGCGTACACGCCCTACTGGCAGGACTGTCAGAGTGTTCGCCCTTCGCGACGACCGTGAACTGGTAGGCTTTACCCGGCGTGTCGTGCGCCTCCACGTTGAAACGCGTGGTCGCCGCCGTCAGGTTCGCCTCAAGCAGTTCACCGTCGCGGTAGATGTCATAACCCTTGATGGGGTTATTCGCGCCCGCTGTCGCACCCGACCAACTGAGGGCAACCGTCGCGCTCGGCAAAGCGTAGGCAGTCGTCTCACTCTCGACCGTGACCGACGTGGGCGCAGTCGGCGAGGAGAACGTACTGGTCAGCATCGCGTACGTGCCAGACAGGTCACTATCGAGACCCGACGCGCCGAGTGCCTTGACCCTAAAGTAGTACGTCTCACCGTTGCCCGTCGGGGCTGTCACGCCCACACTGGTTGTCACGATACTCGCGTACAAGAAGTACGATCCGTCCACACTTTCGGAGCGGTAGACCTCGTAGCCCGCGATAGCGTTGTTCTCACCCTCGACCGCACCACTCCACGACAGCGTAGCCGTCGCGCCGGGGGCGACGTTGGTTGTACTAATCTGTACCGTCGTCGGCGCGGTGATCGCGGAGTACGAGCACGTCAGTTCCGCATAGGCTACGGACTTCTCACTGTCGAACCCGCTGACTTCACCGACCGTCAGTACCTTGTAATAGTACGCCGTTCCGTTCGTAGTCGGAGCGGAGACCACTACACTGCCCGACGTGGTCGTAGACGACACAGCCTTTAGCAGTTCGTAGTCATCCTCGCTGTCGGTAGAGCGATAGATGTAGTAACCCGCGATGGGGTTGTTCTCACCTGCCGCCGCACCAGACCAAGAGAGCGTTACCTTCGCGCCGGGGGCGGCGGTCTCAGAGCCGAGCGTCACCTTCTCAGGCGCACCACAGTTCGTGTAAGAGACGTACGTGAGCGTGAGCGTTGCAGAGTTGCTTGTTCTCACGGTCAGCTTGTCAGTGCCCGATAGGGTGATCGTGGACAGGTTATTCCAGTCGAGCTGCGTCGACGGCGCACCGCCGAACTTCGCCCACACGCGGTTCTCGCTACCCGTGTTGCAGGTAGACGCGATGGTCGTGCTACTGCCCGCCCCGTCAGTCAGGGTCATTACGGTGTCCGCGTTGTAGTTGTACGTCGATACACCGCAGTACACCGAGAGGGTCGCGTTTGTTACTACCGCACTGTCAGGCAACGTCGCGGACAAACCCGACAAACTGGCGGACGGGTGCGAACTAAATTTCAGTTCAGTACCGAACGAAGCCGTATATGTTACTGTCGCCATACTGCCACCTCCTTAAATCGCACCGCGTGCCGCCAGTAGTCGTCTCTGACCAAGTGCCGCGTCGTACATAGCCACCGTACCGCCGACCAACTGTCTACCGTCGAGACTGATGACCTGTCCCTTCTCGATAGCCGACAGAATCTTGTCGAGCTTGCCGAGCATGGAACTGTCCGTCTGCGCCGTAACCGTCGCGGCAATCTGTGCGCCTCTGTGTTGCAGGTCACGTTCGAGGGCGAGACCGTCGAAGCTCGTACCCATGACCGTGTCGCTCAGACCGCCCATAGCCGCCTCGACCGCACCCTCGCTGTTCTCGATGCCCTGCGCGAGACCAAGACCGATGTTCTTACCAATTTCGTCACGGAAGACGCGCGACGGCGACTTGATGCCGAACGCGCTCTTGAACGCACTGACGATACTGCCGCCGAAACTGGAAATCTGCTCCCACAGCCAAGTTATCGTGCTCAAACAACCCTTCACGAGACCCTTCATAAGATCAACACCAATACTGAGCATCTTCGAGGGCAGACCCTTGAGCGTGTTCCAAATTGTATTCCACACAGACTGCGCCACCGTTTTCAACGAGGCGATACACGACTTGATGCCGTTACCGAAGAACTTGAACGCTTTCGCGCCGAGGTTGAGCAGGTTCTCTGGCAACTGCTTCACGAAAGTGATACTCGCGTCCACTGTCTGCTTACCGATGTTCTTAATCCAGCCCCACATGCTCTTGATGCCCTTGCCGAGAAGGTCGATGCACTTCTTACCGAGTGAGAGCCAGTTGAACGCTTCCCACACGTCGACGATGGCGGTAATGATTTTCGGGATGTTTTTCACCAAGGTCGGGATCGCCTTTACGATACCTTTGATGAGTTCCCAAATAATGCCAACACCCTTCGCCAGAATCTTCGGGAAGTTGTCGTTAATCAGGTTCGCAAACTTGGAAATAATCTCCGGCGCACGCGCGATGAACTCAGGCAGGGCTTGCATGAGACCCTTGACCAAGTTCGTAATAAAGTTCATGCCTTTCTCAATCAGGACAGGGAGTGCGACAGTCAGCTTATCCGCGAATCCATCGAGCAAGTCGAGAGCCTTACTCACGAACGATGCGGCGTTGCCTTGGATGCCCTGCGCCAACGAGCCGACAATCTGAGCCGCGCCCGTAATGAGCGACGGAATGAAGTTGAAAATGCCCTGTACAAAACTCGTCAGCAGACTACTCGCAACGCTCACGAGGTTCGGCGCAGCCGCCGCGATGGACGAGCAAAAACTCGTTACCATTTCGGTTGCCTTGGACATGAGCAGAGGAAGACCTGTCACGATGCCGTTAATGATCCAGTTCAGAAACTCCGAGCCCATCTGACCAAGCTGAGGGAGGAGGGTCTGGAACGTGCCAAACGCTTGCGAAAACGCATCTCCAAGGCTCGTCAGCATTTCGGTCATCGACGTTTTACCGTTGACGAAGTCCGTAAGTGCTTGGACAGCATCTCGCATAGGCTGATTGAACATGTTGGTGATCTTGACAGAAAGTGTCTCGAACGAACCGCCCAACTCTTCAACGTCACCCGCGAGGTTATCACGCACAATGTCGGACATTTCTTGAGCCGCGCCGCCAGAAGACTCAATCGCCCCGACCAACTTATCAAAGTCTTTGGGACTTTGATTCACGATGGACAGCAGACCCGCCATGCCCGTCTTGCCCGCAATCGTAGCCGCGAGGTTCGTTTTCTGTTCCTCAGTCAGACCCGCGAACACATCGCGCAACTCGGTCATAATCTGAGACAGGGGTTTCATGTTGCCCGACGCATCGGTTAGGGTGATGCCGTACCGATCCATTGCAGTCGCCATAGCGGCGGTCGGCTTTGCCATATTTGTGAACAGTGAACGCAGGGACGTACCCGCTTTCTCGCCAGAAATACCCGCGTTAGCCATCGCACCGATTGCGACCGCAAGGTCTTCCATTTCGAAACCGAGAGCACCTGCGACGGGGCCGACATACTGGAACGCGTAGCCCATTTCCTCAACGTCAGTACACGTTTCGGCGGCAGTCACCGCAAGAAGGTCGGCGAACATAGTCGCGTCTCCCGCCTCGTAGCCGAGCGCGTTAATCGCCTGAGCCGTAATCTCGGCGGCACTTGCAAGTTCAATACCGTCTACAGAGGCGAGGTGCATAACGCCGGGCAAGCCCTTCATTATCTTTTCTGCGTCCCAACCCGCCTGAGCCAGATACGTCATTGCATCAGCCGAGTCGTTCGCGGAGAACTTGGTCGTCGCGCCCATCTCCATAGCGAGGTCGGTCAACTCGCTCATACTCTCCTTAGTACGGTCGTACTCAGGGAGAAGAGCTTTAACCTTCGACATGGTAGCGTCAAAACTCATACCCGTCTGGAGCATGTACTTGCCCGCTTCTTTCAGACACTCAACCAGTTCACGCAAGCCCTCAGCGAGAAGGTCGGCGACCGCACCCTTGAAGACTGTAAAGCCACCGCCCGCTTTATCTGCGGCGGAGGACAGCCCCGACATTTCACTCTTGGTCTCGTCGAGTTCGTCGCCCAGTTTGTCGACTTCCTTAGCGGACTCCTGCGCCTCATCGCCGAACTCATCGACCGCGTCCTCAGCCTTGTCAGCGTAGAGAGCCGCCTTAACGTATGCAGTATTTACGTCGTTAATCTCGGACTTGTAACCATCCATTTTATTGGACGTTTCGATAATCTGACGACGAAGTTCTCGCACCTGAGAGACCGACGCTTCGCCCTTCTTGAACCGCTCTTGAACTTCTTTCTCCGCCTGTTCGAGCAGTTTCAGTCTCTCCGCACTGTTCTCGACCGACTCGGCGAGAATGTCGTGCTTCATCCTGAGAAGGGTTACATTGTTCGGTGCTTCTTTCAAAGCCCTGTTTACGGAGGTCAGTTCCTTGTTGAGGTCGGAAGACTTAGTGTTTACTTCCTTCATGCTGTCCGCGATTTCTTCGAGAGCCGACTTAGCGACTTCGTTCTTCGCGTTCATCTCTTGGACAGCCTTAGCGACTTCTTCCGACTCGTCACCGAGTTTACCCAACGCAAGATACGTACCGTTCAACTGCTTCTGGTAGTCCTTCATCTTGGACTCGGTTTCCATGATCTCGCGCTGGAGGGCACGGTACTGCTCTTCCTCCTGCTCGGTGCGGCTCTCCTTCGCCGCCATCGCCCTCTCGAACTTATCCAGTTCTTCGAGCTTATCGCCGCATGCCGAGATAGCCTTGGTCAGCAGTTCGGTCTTCTGCCTCAGTGCGTCAGTGTTGGACGGGTCAAAACGGAGTAGCTTGTTTACGTCGGTCAGCTCTTTCCGCATGCTCGACATCTGCTTCTCAGCAGACTTAACAGCGTCACTCAGTTTCCGAGTATCGCCGCCGATTTCAACAGTAAGACCTTTAATTGTCCTACTCGCCATGATTTACTCCTCCTTTCCCAGTTTCTTACGAAGCGTAGAGCGGTCAGGCTTTGTCTGTTCCATACGCCATGCGTTGTCGAGATACTCCTGACCTGCCTCTGTTCGACTCAGCATGTGGATGAACGCGTCTCTCCGCCACATGAGGTACTGTACCAAGTCCAGTCCTCCGATCTCGAAGAAGTTGAGACCCGTGTACTCGGAGACCAAGTGTTCGTCCCATGAGTCGACTGTATAATGATGGTGTCCCGCACTATCCTTACTTGGGTAGTACGGGAGCATCAGTTTTTTTCACGCATAATAGAGGTGATAAAGTTCACGTATGCCTTGTAAACAAGGATCGCGGACTCCAAGTCTACGTTATACTTGCCTCTCAGTTCCTCCGCAGTCACCTTAACTCGGTCGCGGTTGAAGCTCAGGAGGCGGGCAAGGATGTCGTAGAGCGCGTCAACGCTGTCCTTTTCTCCGTCCTCCGCACCGTCAAGCCCCGCAGACAAAGCCTGTAGTTCCTTGAACAGGTCGAGCGTCGGAGTCTTTACACGAAGAACGGTCTGCTCTTCGTCCATCAACGTCAGGTCAAGCGTGGGTCGCTGTACAGTGTTAAGATTCAGTTCCATGATGCCCCTCCTAAAAGAAAGACGGAGAAGCACGATGCCTCTCCGTCAAAATTGTTTTACGCAGCCGGGATTTCCTCAATGAGTTCAACGAGCGTGCCGTTGTCGTCATGAGGCAGAGCCTTGAACTCCGGCTCGACGACCGTACCTTCTTCGGGAGAGAAGGTCAGCGTCGCACCCGCAGTGTTACGACCCTTAATGAGAATCCACAGGTTGCCGTCTACCTTGTCCTCGTGGTAGAAGCAGATAGCGTAGTAGCCGCCCTGAGCGTTGCCCGCACCACCAATCTTAGTCGTGCGCTTGCCCTCCGCAGAAGTGGTCTGGCAACGGTCAATCAGCTTGGTCAGCGTCTCGCCGTTCCAAGTCAGCAGACCGCACTTGAGCAGGGCTTCTTCGGAAGTGGTGATAATCTTGGACACGTAGCCAAGGTCGTCCTTTTCCTCGTAAGTTTCCTGCGTGTACTCAAGAGCCGCGCCGCCCTTGATGTAGCCCAGAAGATTGTCGTCCACGCACAGCGTGTCGACCGTGGGCATTTCCTCAGAGAAAGCGGACAGATAAATCTTGCCCGAACCCAGAGTGATAGTCTTCTTATCGCGCTTCGCCATAGGTTAGTTCCTCCTTTTTTCAACGTAAGTAAAGTCGTAAGTGACTTGATAGCACTGTTCATTCTCGATCCAGTCACGGTCTCGCTTCGTCCAGAACATACCCGCGTCACCCATCGCCTTTTCAAGTGCCGCCTCAGCCGCGTCGTCAGGCTCATACTCAAACATCTGAATGGTGACATCGTGAGTGAAGAGACAGGGCGACATGCCGTCCGCGCCGTCTGTGCTGATAAGGTCAGCCCACACCGCATACGTCGTTTTAGGCGGGCGTACGAAGCGATTACGACGGTGCAACACGCCTGACGCGTTCATAATCTCATTTACCACGTTTAATCACCTTCTCTATGTCTTTGATGTAGTCGTCCAACACGTCTTCGAGTGCGTCCTTGAGGAACGGGTCGGGTCTCGTCGAACCGCCGTACCACAGCTTGTGACCTTTGACAAGCAGGTGGGTCAAGCGGTACTCAGGGGCCTTGACATACCAAGTATGTTTCGTCTCGCCGAGGCGGGACTGCTCCGACTTCGACGCAATATGCGGTCTGAACTCGCCGCGCTTGCCGATAGGTGCTTTGTCGATGGTCTTACGTTCGAGCTCTCTAATCGCCCTCTTGCCCACCTTGAACACGCCGTCAGACACGTCCTTGTGGTAGTTCTTTAGCATCTTAAAGATTTCGTCCGTCAACTTCTCCGATTCGAGAAGAATCTTAGCCATACGCCTCACCTATCAATCTGACGGTGCGGTTCTGCTCCATGAAGTCGTCGTAGCCTTGGATGTTGTACCAACGCCCCTTGTAGACGATACGATAGGACTGCGGCTCGTACACCGCGTCCTCCAGAGCCCTACTCCACCGCACCTCAAACTTGAGGCGCATGTGGAACTGCTCTGTGCCCGCCGCTACGTTCTCGCGGTCGCCCCAACCAAACGACTGAGCCTGATTGACAGACAGCGCGTGGAGGCGCAGATGGTCAGTCCACTGCTCAGTGTCAGGGTCGCGCTTCTGAATGGTAAACGGTTTGTAGCTCACGCTCTCACCGCCTCCCGAAGCTGTCTAAGCTCCAGTCGGAGTTGCCATTCCATATCAGCGATAAGACGACGCTGAGAACCGATAGCCTTATACGTCAGACCGCGATTACTGTACAGGTCGTCAAGGTAGAGGAGCACAAGCTCTCTCGCTCTCGGATCGTTGGGCATAAGCGTCTCAACGTCCTCACCGACTGAACCGTGTAGAGTGCTGATGGCGGTGGACAGCATCCTCGTCACAACGGCGAGAATGGTTTCATCCGCGTAGTCAATGCCCAGATATTGAAGGGCTTCTTCAAGGGTCGGCATAGTCACCGCCTCCTCTCATAAAAGTCAACCAGACAGGGGTTAGCCCTGTCTGGTCGCTTAAATGTTACGCTACGGTCAGTTCGCCGCGAACGATAGCCTGAGCGTCCTTGACTTCCCAGTCAGCACGCATGATCGCACGCCACAGGGTCATGTCCTGCTCGAACGCGTTGAAGCCAGTAACCGCCGCCGTGTTGGACATAGCAATGGTCATCTGCTTGCGGTCGAACATCTTGCAGTATTCCTTGAGGTCGCCGACGATGAACGGCAGCTTGCCCTCGTTGGACGGCAGAACCGCGTTCGGCACGACAACCACGGGAATACGACGAGCACCGACAGACAGGTACATGTTCATGTGGTCAGCCGGGTCGGGAGCAAGCAGGTAACGCTTGTTCGCGTCCTTGAGGGTGTCGAGGTACTGGAGACCGTCGGAGTTGGTAACGATGCGGACAGTGCCCGCGAACGCCGCCAGATCGACGTTGACAGCCTTCTTGATGTCGTCGATGGAAGACATCGCAACGGCTTCCTTCTCGGTGATCTTAGCGAGAATCTGCGCGTTCTCGGTCGCGACTTCCTCGTCACCGAGCCACTCGACTACGAGGTTGGCGATAGCCGCGTCGGAGTCTTCGAGCAGTTCGTTGGTGACAGGCAGGTAGCCCGCGTACTTTTCGATTTCGTAGGTCATGACCTCGAACTGGGGCGCAGAGGTCTGCGGAATCTTGCCGCCCTCGCCGACCTTAACGAGACCAGTGTGCTGGGCACGGGTCTTGTAGGTACGACGACCCTTGTTGGTGGTGACATGCTCGTAGTCAATCAGGGTACGCAGGGAGAACTTCTCCTCCTTGTAGCGATTGACAGCCGTGCGGATGTCTTCGGGAACGGTGTAGCCGCCGTCCGCCGCAGTGGTCTCGTTCATGTTCTTGAAGCCCGCACGAGCGGCGTTCGCCAGAGCCTTGAAAGCGTCGACCTTCTCGGTAGACTTTTCCTGCTCGGAGGGCACGCCCGCCTTAGCCGCCTTTTCAGAACGCTCCAGAACTTCAAACTCCTTCTGGAGAGCGTCGATTTCGTCCAGAATGGACGCAGCCTTTTCGATGTCCTTGTTCTCGCCGTCGGTGTAACCCTTAGCCTCCTTGGACTTTTCCAGAATCATGTTCTGGAGTTCACGCATACGCTTGTTCATGTTGTTTCCTCCTTATTCGTTGTCGGTGTTGTGCTTGGCTCTCACATGCGCCAGACGCGCTCTGATTGCCATTGTGGTAGCTTTTTCGAGTTCTACCGTGTTCTCGGTAGGCTCTTCCGTGATGACGGTCTCAGGGGCTTCCTGAGCCTCGTGGACGGTCTCGCCAGTGTAGCTCTTCGTCACGCCCGCCTTTTTCTGAGCGGGCACGGCTACGAGGCTAAACTCGTAAGCGTCACTGCAACCCTCCAGTGTGAACGTGCAGACTTCCTTGCCGCCCGCCTTGTCGTAAGACTTGCCGGGCCAGTGGCGGCAGTACGCCTTTACGTTGTCCGTCTGGCAGATGCTACAGATCGCAGACGACGCGGCAAAGCCGACAGAGCCCTCGCGCTTAATACCGCCCTTGATCTCTTGAATCAGGTCGGCATTACTCGCCGTTCGCACCATGTAGCAATGCGCCACAAGTTGCATGTACGCCTCGCCCGTCTTCGTGGACTTGCCAGTCTCGACGAGCTCAGTAGCGTAGATTCGCGCCACCTGATTGTCCGCGATGTGACGGTGATCCTTGATGACCGTCTTGCCGAGGAACAGCTTTTGCAGGTCTTGCAAAGCCCGCTGAGTAAACCGCTCATACTGTCTGTCGACTTCGTTATCACACAGAACAGCCTTGAACGTGTATACTTCCTCAGCCGTCAGCGGTTCGAGTGCGTACTTGTTAATCTGCTTGAGTTCGTCCTCAGTCACTTCCTGCGGGGCGATGCTTGCCGCCTTACAGATCATGCCGGGGATGACTTCGCTCGGCGCGTGCTCGTTTTTCTCGTACACGACTTTCCCTCCTTCCTGTCAGAGTCTTTATGGTCATCAGGCTTTTGAGTGTCCTGCTGTCCATCCTTCGGCTTGTCCTCTTCCGAAGACTCTGCCTCGTCCTTGGGCTTGTCCTCGTCCTCAGCCTCTTCGGTCTGCTCCTGCGCCTGTTGCCACTGAATACCAATCTGCTCAAGCGTTACAGTAGAGCCGTTGCCGATAAGCTGGTCGCCGCCCTCTTTGGCGGGAAGGTCGAGTTTCTCTCGCGCCTCGTTGGGCGTGTACAGGAAGTTGCTCACGGCGGACACGAGCGTCTCGACCTGCGACTTCTGGTCGGAACGAAGGAGAGCCGCAGTGTTGAACTTGACGTGATAGCCCTTCTCGTCTTCCGCATCAGTGAGGAGCTTGTAACCCGTCTCCTGCTCCCATCCAGTCAAAATAAAAAGCAGTGTGTCCGTAAGGAAGGACAACTGCTGTGCCTCAGCCGAGGCGTAACTGGACTTACTATAGTCGCCAATCTGCGCGGGCTTAATGCCGAACGCCGAGGCAATCTGGAGAGCAGTGTACTGCTTAATTTCGAGGAACTGACTGTCGGACAGTTTGAGGTTGAGCGGGGTGAGTTGCATGCCGAACGGCACAGGGATGATGTTCTCGATGCCCTTGCTCTTCATCTCGCCCTTAGCGTAGGACTCCATACCAC